CCAAAACCCGATCCCACCGTCCCTGATCCTGAACCAAAAGATCCCGATGGTACTGTGTTACTACCTAAAAAGTTCAAACCTATTCCTAATATCTTCATTTTTATTTGCTGTGCAATCATCTGTGCAGCCATGTCCAAGAAATGATCTGCTGTTCTTTGGAATAAATTTCTTAACGCATCTTGCGCTGTCATCGACCCACTAACTATTCCCTTAAACGATTCACTAAAAGCACTACTGATGCTGTTAGCTAATTGAACCACCTGATATTGAGCGTTATTAAGCTTTCTTAACTCCTTTTCAGTAGATTCTATTGCTGTGTTTATTGATTGTGCTTGTCTTTCTGCTGCTAGAGCTAGTTCATTCCTTAAATCCCTTTCCTTCTCAAATTGCGTTATAAGTTCCTTCTCTTTTTCTATTTGTGCGTCCAGATCCTTTTGCTGTTGCTCAGTAAAACTATCTCTCTGGTAACTCATACCAGTGTAGTAACTTAAATTCCTTGCCTCTTCCCTGCTCCTTTGATTTTTCTGCTCTTCTTTAAATGCTTCCCTAGTGGCTTTTATTCTCTTTTCTACTAAAGCATTAATTGTTTCTTCTACACCTTGAGTTTGAAGCATGATCCTATATCTTAATTCTTGCTCTGGAGTCATATCTTTTTCTTGTGCCTTAATTGCAGCTATAGCTGACTGAATATCTATTGCACCTGCTGTAGCTTCAAATGCTTGTGCATCTCCAAAAAATTCTGCGAATAAACCACCTCTCTTACCTCCATATCGTTTAAAGCCTTTTGCTATTTCTAAAGCTTCTTGCTTAGTTACTCTTAGAGCTTTACCTAATTTTGCTATCTGCCCTGCACTAAATTCTGAACTAAGACCCATCGAGAGCATATCTTTATTTAGATTTGAAACCTCCGTTCTAAATTGAACTACTTCCGCTACTTTAGAAGCAAGAGCAGATGCAACTATACCTCCTGCAAAACCGCCCCCAGGAGTAACCGCTTCTCCTATTCCACCACCTAGTGCGCTAATAGCTGCAACCCCAGGACTCTGACCAAATAAAAGAGGGAAACCACCACTAATACCTGCGGCAGAAGCTATCCTTCCTAAGGGCAACCCCTTAGGTCCAGGTAGCAACTGTCCGTTTGCTGCAAAATTTAAAGGAGAGCTTGGTCCTCCAACAATACTACTTATTCTTCCTCCTCTTCCCCCTCCCGTTCCACTGACACCTTTGAGTCCTATATTTTCTAGCTCTAGTTCATGTAAAAGAGTCTTTAATTGTTCCTTATCTTGTGCTGTTATTGCTCTTTCTAGTTTTAGTCTCTTGGCATCTGTGGCTACTCCTTTCTTATCAAAAGTAGCTAAGAGTTTTTCTATTCTGTGCTTTTTATTTAAAAACTCTACTTCTTGTTTATTTGTTACCTGTATTCGTTTTGCTCTTTGCTCTTCCCTGTGAGTTAAATTATCGAGTTCTTTTAACTGCCTTCCTATCTCACCTGCATTTCCAAAATCAGCAGCATTTCTTGTCTGCCCCATTGAGGTGGAAACAACACCGTATTGTTTTACTAGACCTTGTATTCCTTTTTTAAAGTTAGCTATTTCGGGGCTACTTATACCTTCAAAAGTAGAAAGAAGAGTTTCTAAATTCTGTCTTCTTCTAAGTAATCTAGTGTGACTTGTAGCAAACGTACCAGTGCCTTTTCGTTGGAGATCTATAGGTAAAGCAGCCCCTCTTTTTGGTATCGGAGGGTTTTTATATCCGTCATATATTTGAGTGCCATGACGATCTATAGGACCGTGCATCCTCTGACCGTAACGCCCTCTTCTTGCTTTATTTTCTAGTCTTGTAGCTTCTTTTGCCTTATCATTAATCGCTTTCTTTTCAGCAGCAGCTTGTTTATTGATTAAATCTAAATCTTTAAAATCTTGCTTTACCTGTTCTTTTGCTACTTTGAGTTTTGCTTCTGCCCATTGAAATCTACCTTCTTCCGCAGCTTCCATAGATCGTCCAATATCCTTTTGCCTCTTTTCAACGTCTAGACCTATCTTCGCTAATTTATTATTCTCAGCCGTTATCCTTCCTTGTCTTACTCTAAAAGCATTTATTTTATCTGCGTTATAAAATCTTTTTCTTGCCTCTTCATTTTCTATTCTTTTCTCACGTATTTGTTGTGCCCTTTGCTGTGTTGTAGTTCCTTGTTTTCCTCCGATTTTTACAGCCTTACCTAAATCATTTTTTATCTTGTTTTTTAAGTTTCGTAAGTCCTGGCTGAACTGACGAGTAGCTAACTCAATATTTACGGTATAGGTTGCGCCGCCGTCTGCCACTAGATTACCTAATCAATAGTAATAGTTTAGCGCACGTTCTTGTATTGGGACTTTCTTCGAGCATCTTCGTATGCTTTTTCTTCTCTTTCACCTTTTAATTCAAGATATGCGCTCCATGCGTATAGCTCTTCTGTTGTCATCGTAGTTGCTATTTCTTTGTGAGTTTTGCCTAACTTTTCAGCTATTGCAAATTGGAGATAGAGGTAACTATTCTTCTCCAATTGTGCTTTTTACCGCATCTGGGTCAACCTCATCCCCCAAATCTTGCATCTTAGCCATGATGTCCAGTAAGACACTTAAAGGAACTTCTCTCCTTAGAGATGGTCTATCTGCTTCTGTAAATAAGGATTTTCCTGAACTATCTTGTGCTTTTTCGATGATTACCTGGAGCGCAAAATCAAGACTACCTTCTTCATCTCCCTTACCCATTGCTCTTAGTGTGGTATTTATCTTGTCTCTATCAGCAATGGTTATAGGGGACCAGAAGATCTTAAGTACTAAATCTTCCCCCTTATAAATAGCGTAACTACTACGATTTTCGACATTGTAAGCTTTTTTCAGCTTGTCTATAGCACGTTCAGCAGCCATGTAATTCTGTATTTACTCCTGTAGTATAACCTATAAGTCTAAATAAGCTCTTGGTTGATAATTGTATGCTTGACCTGAACTACCTACATTTCCCGTATAGTTCTTACTCTTAAATGTTGTCTTTCTATCTGTCTTCCGTATAACAAAATTCTTGGAACGAAAAGCTCTATTGATGTCCCTCATTAAGTACTGAGTGTCATTCAAGTAAATCCTGTACCAACTAGGTTGTGGGTATATCTTAGGTGTTAAATTTTTAGTTCTGCCATGTTGAGCGTAAGTAACTTTCTTTCCACTTGTATCCATCATATTCTGAAAATGATGAATTTTTTCTCCCCAGAAACCCGTTGCAAACAGAGCGTATTCAGAAGCGTTACCTATATATAAAGTCTGAGCTATAGGCACTACAGAAAAATTAGGTCTTCGTGTTTGTCTAGGTCTACGAGCCGCTTGAATGGCTTCTTCATCCCAGTAAGGAGGATTAGGATCTCTTTCTAGTTCACCTCCTTGAACTGGTGCAGTACTAACTACCCAACTCTTAGCAAAACTACCTGTCCACCACGGTCCTTTATCTTGCAAAGTATGAACAATCTCTTTTGCTGACTCAGTTCTTGCTTGTCTTACAGCATTTTCAATATCATTAGCAAGACTATTTAAACTCTTCTTTCTAGGCATTGGCTGTAAAAGTGCAACTTACTGTACTTAAATAATGGCTATTATTTTCGTTGTTGGTAAAAGACGGTCCAGATATTTCTGAAACACGGGGAGATACAGAGTATGTATCTGTGTAGTCGGAAGCATTTATGGAAATTAGACCATCTATGACTGATTGAGATACGGCAGAGGACTCGCCACTTCCTTTATCTTTTGGAGTTAAGATACCACAGACTACTCTACCAGTGTAGTAAGTTTGGGCTGCTCCTTGAGGTTGGTAAGTGGCTGTATCGAAGTCTATACTTACAAGAACGTACTTCTTCATTCTACCTGGGGTAGTAAAAGGAGTGTTGTCAAATACTACTGTAACCTTTGGTTGATCGTCCTTTAAGGAGTCTCTTATAGCAACTTCTAAGGCTGCTCTAGCTTTAACTAAAGTCATTAGAAAACCACATCTATACGGAAAAGATACTCCTGACCGCCCTTAAGTGTCCTTATATCCGTTATTTTTGCAATTCTGGTTGACCCAGAGAAAGTTAAAGATACTTCATCTTGAAGAAGAGGTTGGTTATCTCCTATCAGGTCTGGGGTGATGTATAACCTAGCAGTATTTTCTTGATAACCCCCTTCCTCACTAGAGTTGACAAATTCAACAGGTACTTTGATAACGTAATCTGTTTTAACAGCGTTTAGGTTTCCTGTTGCTGCGTTGTATGTACCCATAGCTTTACGGCTATAAGTGATACTTGTGTCTAAAGCTGTTCCAAGATCAGATACTACCTGCTTGGCAATTGCTTTAAATGCTGTGTCTAATGCTCCTGCCATAATTAACCTCTAACTACCCGAACTTGATAGCTGCCACTTCCACCAAGACAATAAGCACCAAGATAGGACTGCAACCAAGGATAAACGTCAAATACATTGTTAATCGTTCCAACACCTTGACTGTCGGTGTTGTACTTCACCTCTATATCTCCTAGTTTGACCTCTTCGTAAGTTCCGTCAGTACCTTTGTTACCAGTTATTGCATCTGTCTCATTTGCTAATGCCCTGCTTAATTCATATTGTGCATATTTAATATCTTTTGGTATAGCAGTACAAGCAAGTTCTACATCATCAACGTGATAATTATTTCTAGGCCATTTTAATGCTTGTCCGTCATCACAACGATCACCATAGAAATTAAGACTATCAATCCATCTCGTAGCAGATATTAATGCTCGATTCTTTTGATCATCCGTCTTATTATCCCAAGTGGTTGAATCTGGGACGGTTTCAAAATAAGTGTTTGCTTCAGCTAAAGTCACATAGCTATTAGCTGTTGCAGACTTCAACGTGGCAACGATAGTTGCAGCCACAATCCTTAAAATACATTTCCTCTATATTGTAGCGTCATACAAAAGCCCCACTCGAAAGTGAGGCTTTTTAGTATTTGAACTCTTCTAGAACCGTCATCCCACAGAAAACTTCGTCAGCCCGATACTGCTCAAAAGAGGTCAGTCAGCACCAAATGAAATTGGTGACGGTTTACATTTGTTTTACCAAATACACCCGTAAATTTTCGGGTTGAAAGATGCTAGTTAAAACATCTTCGGGTCATTCAAGCCCATCCTAAAAGAGCTTACTAACCACTATAAATCAAATAGTAGTTGTGTCTAGAGGTGTGTTAACTGTGATCTGAACAGCAGGGATCAAATCAATGTCATAAGTAGCAGCCCACTTGTTAGCAGTCGCTAAGTTTGCATTGGTTGGGTTGTCACCAGCATCAGTCCACTTAGTACCCATTACGTGATACGCAGTGTGGTAGTCAACAGAAAGTACATTCTGCTTGGACAAGATGTTGCGATCAGCTTCAATCCTTAGATCTTGCTGAACACCTTCCATGATTGTGCCACTCTTAAGGAGATAGCAGTAGTACTCAGTGATATGACCACCTGTACCAGGAGCAACAGTGTTAACAGCTTCGTCAACGATGACTTTACAGCCAGCAAATTGACCAACTTCTTTAGCACCGATGCCAACGCCACCACCACCCCACTGGATACCTGTTCCAGTAGCAAGAGCAGAAGTAGAGAAAGTTAACATCCCTACCTGATATAGGTAGTAAGCAACTGCTGGATGAACAACCAAAATATCTGGCTCTTCACCACGCTCACCCAACTTATTACGAGCTTGGGCAATTGTAGAAGCTGTTAGATAGTTAGCTTCAGCAGCTCCAGAAGATGCAGCTTTAGCAACGTCTAATGCGTTTCCACTAAGAGCAGTACCGAATAAACCAGCAAGTTGTGAGAACAAACGAGCGTTGTTTAACTTGTTGATTGCATCAGCTAACTGAT